AAATATGTAAAGTCAAATTTTGACTATGATGTTGAGGCATTAGCGCCATACATCGACGACACAAGTGGTGATTTAATCGTTCGTTCGGTTACCGAAGCGAAAACATTACAATACATCGCAATCCAACAAGGAATCAAAGGTACTGAAGACCTTAAATTGTTAGACGATTCAATCGTTTATCAAAGTGGTGATTGTTCAATGACACCGGACGGAGATACTATCTTTACAGATAGACAAATTTCAGTTGCAACTATCGGTTATATGAAAAGATTTTGTCAAAAAGACCTTGCGGGATTTTGGACTCAACTTGGATTGCGTCCGGGAGCAATGGATGAAGACAAGACTTTACCATTCGAGCAACAATTGATTGACTATTTATTAAAGTTACACGCTGTTGAATTAGATTCTTTAATATGGAAAGGAAATATTGCAACGGGAACGGGTAATCTTGCATTTATGAATGGATTCGTTCAATTCTTAACGGTTGCAAATGGTTGCGTTGAATTGAATACATCGGCTACGGGAGCAATTACCTCGGGTAATGCTTATGAGGCTTTTTATGAGGCTTTCGTAAACACTCCAAGCGCGGTTGCTGAATCAAGTGATTTCGTTGCATTTACAAGTAGAGAAAACTTTAATTTCTTAATCAAGAATTTAGTTGACTTGAATCTTTATGCTTTCAATGTAAATGATATCTCAACAATGGACGAGATTCTTTTACCTGGCACGAATATGAGAGTAATCAAATTGAATGGTTTGAACGGAACGGGTAAAATTTACACGGGAAGAGCATCTCATTTCATTTTTGGAACTGACTTGTCAAGTGATTTCGAATCTTATGACCTTTGGTATTCTTTCGATGACGATGTTATTTATCTTCGTTCTAAGTTTAGAGCTGGAGTTCAAGTTCCATTCTTGGATCAAGTTGGAGTTTGGATTGCTGATTAATCAAATCAATTAATATAAATCAAAGGGAGTTCGCTCCCTTTTTAAAACATAAAAAAAATGAGTTGTGATTTAACAATGGGCTATAATGACCGAACTTGTACCAACGGCAAAGGTGGTATTAAGAGCGTTCTTTTATTCCCTTTAGGAAACATTACAGGTGTTCCATTATTGACGGGAAATGAGATTACTACTCTTGCCGTTTCGGGAGACACTTACTTATATAAATTGAAGAGCAATCTTTCAAGTTATACAGCACCAATAAAAGTTGACAAGAACAACGGAACGCTTTGGTATGAGGAACAATTGACTATGATTTTAGCATCCGACACAAAAGAGTTGAGAGCGGAGATTCATCAATTGGCTCAAAATGAAGTTGTTTGTTTGGTTGAGAACGCTGATGGAACAATCGTTTGTCTTGGATTTGGAGAAGGTCTTCAAGTTGCTGATGCAAATGAGTACACATCCGGAGTCGTTAAAAGCGACCGAAAAGGACATACAATCGTATTGAAAGGAATGGAAAATGATACCGTTCCCGATGTATCTCCAACCGTTTACGCTACTTTATTGGCGCAAATTCCATAATTAAAATTTAATTTTAGAAATAAGGGAGGGGAAATTGAATCTCCTCCCTTTTTTTTTGTAAATTTATATCAATGAAAATAAGAAAAGAATTAATCGGCTCAAAAGTATTCTCGACAATGATGTCAAGATGGATACTAATTGAAGAGGGACAAGAAAAAATGCTTGTTGCTTTTGGAATTACGGGAATTTTTGAAGAGAAACAACCTAAAATTAAAAAGAATGCTAAGGATAAACAAGAATCAAGCGACGAACTTAGTGGTAACGACGACGGAATTAACAACGATATTGAATCCGGTATACCTATTTGAGTTTATTCACGAACAAAGTCAACTAAAATATTATTGCATACTTGATAATATAAGCGACGGAATTCCAAGATACGATGAATATATTCTCGTTGATGGAGTCGATGTGATTTTTGATTATGATGGAGATTATATTTACAATATTTTTCAACAAATATCTCCGACAAATCTTGACCCATTATTATCCGATGGATTAGTCGAAACCGGAAGAGCAAAAGTTTTGGACTTGCCCGTTGAGTCAAATGAATTTGAACAAGAAATAATTTTCAATATATATGAATAATAAAGTTACATCCCTCTCATTTAGAAAAGATTTTCAAAAGCCGGAAGAGGAAAACGACCGAACATTAGGATTCGTGAAATGGGGAAAAAAGAATGATTATCCTTTCTTTTTAATTGACCTTTATAATGGGAGCGCCTGGCATCAAGGAATTGTCAAAACAAAATGCTTTTATATTTCCGGAAGTGGAATCGAAATTGTTTCGGGAGATATGCAAGCGTTTATAGATAATAAGTATTCCGATTTCAATATGAATGAAATTTCCGAGATGCTTGCATTCGACGGAGAATTATTCGGAAGTTTTGCAGTCAAAGGAACTTGGAATCGAGAAGGGACGCGCGTTGCTATGTGGGAGAATGTAGCCATTGACAAGATGAGAACATCCGAGGATGAAAGAATGTATTATCTTTCGGACGATTGGACGGCTCAAAATCAATCTCCCGAAAAAACAAATTTGAGAATGTATCCGGCTCTCGATATGAATAGCCGAGCTGGGTCATTCATTATATATGTCAAAGAGCCATCAAAAAAATCAAGAAAAGAAAAGGGAGTTTATGCAAAGCCGTCATATTACGGAGGGATTACCGCAATCCAAACGGATGTTGACATCGCAAAATTTCATATGTACGAATTGCAAAACGGATTTAAATCCGGAACGCTTATAAATATGCCGTCCGGATATCCCGAGACAACCGAGGAATTAAACCGAATCAAAAGCGAAATCAAGGGACGAACTCAAAGCGTTGAGGATGCTGGAGAGATTATAATTACTTTCTCCGATGGGAAAGATTTAGCGCCCGAAGTATCCTCGCTGAATGGTAACGACCTTGACAAAAGATATCAAGTGACGGAAGTATCCGTACAACAAAATATTTTGGTTGCTCACTCGGTAACCGCTCCGAATCTTTTTGGAGTTAAATCCGAAGGCTCTTTTAATTCGGCCGAATCGTCCGATTTATTTGAGATATTTAAAAAGACTTATGTCAACTCAAAGCAAAGGAGAATAGAATGGCTATTAAATTATATGGCCGAGCTCGGAGGTTATATTGGCTCGGTTAAATTGGTTGATGTGCAACCATTGACATCGACTCAAGTAATCGAAACTCCGTCAATCACATCGACTCCGACAACGGGAATCGACCCAACACTCGCACCGGCTACGGATGTCTCAAAATCGGCTTTAAATGGTTCTCAAATTACATCCTTAATTGATGTGACGGCTCAAATAAAAGCCGGATTAATTAGTCAAGATTCAGCGCTTGCGATTATACTCGCATCATTCCCAACAATTGACGACGCAACGGCTCGACGAATCGTCGGATTACCGACAACGGCCTTATCAATGTGCAATCACGAAACATTTTCAATCGATGAGATTGGAGTGTTCTCGGAGTTTGGAGAGAATCAAGATAATTATATTGTCTTATCGTCCAAACCAATAGCGTGGAATACTTTGGCCAGTGATGTATTCGCTCGACAAGAGCAATTATTTGCAACCATTGGAGAGATTAAATTAACGATGAAAGATTTTGATAAGAATGTTCTTAAGATGGTGCAATCCGGAGAGGATTCCGTTGCAATATCCAAAGCATTGAAAGTTAATATTCAATCGGTAGCCGAGGCAATGAATAGATTGTCAAAATGGGAGTTAATTAAGAAAGGAGAATTAACTGATTTGGGAGATTCTTTAATTAAAGATATAGAGATTCAAATCTCGGACTTTGAAGTTCGTTACACTTACCGAACTCGCCTTGATGTTCCCGAGCCATTGACTCAATCGAGAGCATTTTGTCAAAAATTAATGGACTTAAGAAGGTCATATTCTCGAGAGGATATCAATTCAATTTCGGCTCGAGTTGACCGAAATGTTTGGAATTACAAAGGAGGTTATTATACAAATCCGGATACTCAAGTGACAACGCCTTGGTGTCGTCACGAATGGTTACAACAAATCGTCATTAAACAAAAATAATATGAATAACTATTTATTAAGCGTTGAGAATTTAAAGAAACTCGGATTGATTCATTCGAATACCGATACGAAAATTCTTGCCGTAGCGATTCGTCGCTCTCAAGATATGCATATTCAAGCATCAATCGGAACGAACTTGTTTAAATCACTTTTGCAAAGAGTTGAGGATAATGATTGGACTCCGGAAACTTTGCTTTTGATGAATGATTATATCACTCCGTGCCTTGTCGCGTTCGTTGATTATCGTTGCGCGCTTTTGCTTAATGAGAAGTTGACAAACAAATCAGTTGGACGAGTGCAAGATGAGAACATTCAACCGAATACGGATGGAGAGACAAGCGCATTGAGAGACCAATTAAGAAAGGATGCATATTTTTATAAGGAGAGATTAATTGGATTCTTGCGAGATGACAATGGAGTTGAATATCCGGAATATGTTACTACCTTAGAGGGTCAATGTAATGAATCAGTTCGGAGAGACCGAAACGGATACACGCCAATCAATTTTGTTATATGAATTTCAAAGCGAGTAAAAAGCAAATCGAACAATTAAAAAAATTTTTAAAGAATGGAAAGGACACTCAACCAATTAAGGCGAGAATTCAAGATAATAGCGGAAGAGCATCGTCAAATAAATGATTTCTTTTTTGGAGATTTTTTGGATGCTGTTTCTCGAGATGCTGTTAATTATCCTTTAATGGTTGTCACTTTGCAACCTGGATCAATTGGAGATTTTTTTGTCCAAGTGAATGCCGTGATTACAATTTGCGACAAGTACAATTTACAAGAATACGAGCAAGTAAATGAAATCCATTCGGATTGCCTTTCAATTTCTAAGGATATCCATACTATTTTCAAGCAATGGAGATTTGAGGACTTTTTAGATATTGAAGGAAATATCTCAACGCAACCATTCGTAAACAAGTCGCACGATGTAACGGCTGGATGGACGATGAATATCGCGATGAATATTTATGACGAGGAAAATTGGTGTAAAATACCGATGGACGATTACGATTTTGAGAACAATTAAACATAATAAGAATGAAGCATTTAAAGATTTGGAGCGTTTTGTTTTTTGTGTTTGGTTATTCAACATCCTTGGCGATGTTTTGCACGGAAATAATTTATTTAAAAACGGGAGGATTAACTTTATTCGCTTATTTAAATTACATCCTTATCAATCAATATAATAATTTCGAGGAATGAGAATTCAATTATTCATTTTATTGTCATCAATTCGAACAAGTTTTCCGAAAATTCTTGCCGTTCTTTGGACTTTCTTTTTACCAATTTCGGGATTGTTTTTATTAGTTGGATTTTGTATTGCATTGGATACAATTTCGGGGATTTGGAAATCAAGAAAATTAAAGATTAAAATAACAAGTCGAAAACTTTCAAGCATAATTTCAAAAATGATGCTGTATCAAATCACATTGATTTTATTTTACTTAATAGATAATTTTATATTGAATCAAATAATGCTCAAATTTTTCTCCGTTCCATTAATGCTTACAAAGATTGTCGCATTGATTTTAATATCAATCGAATTAATGTCATTGAACGAGAATATAATTGCAGTAAAAAATTTCAGCCTTTGGGATGGAATGAAAAATCTATTCGCCCGTGCTAAAGAAATTAAAACAAATCTAAATGAACTCAAAGATTAATGAATTCGTCCATTGGATTCGCAAATGGGAGGGAAAATTAAGTCGACATACAAGCGACTCGGCATCGTCTTATCCTTGCCCAACTCCATACAACGGAAAGAGCGGATATCACACGAACTCGGGAATCATTTACCAATCTTGGGTGCATACTTTCGGAAAAACAAACGACGCTCGATTCTTTGCGATGAGCTCGGAGGATTGGTTTAAAATATTTAAAGAGTCTTATTGGGATGGAGTTAAGGCCGATAAAATTAACGACATTACGCTCGCAATATTTATGACTGAAATCGCTTGGGGGTCTGGATCGTTACAAGCAATTAAGACCGTCCAAAAAAGCGTAAACGCTTGCGGAATTAAAGTGACCATTGACGGCATTATAGGAATGCAAACAATCACGGCAATCAACTCCTTAAATTCAAGGGAATTATTGGCTGTTATGTTCACGGAGCGAGAGCGATTTTTTAGGGCAATATCCAAAGGAAAGAATTCAGTATTTTTAAAAGGATGGCTCAATCGTTTAAATGATTTTAAAAAGTGTTTTTATGACATTTAAGAGACTTTTAATAGTTTTAAGTGTAATCGCTTTAATTTTGGGATGCAGTCACTCAAAGCGCGCCGTATGGCATTATAAAAAAGCCGTGAAAAATGGCCTTGAATTGATACAAAGCACGGATACTATTCGAATCAATACGATTGACTCTATTCCCGTAGTCATTGACGGCCGAATTTATTGGGAGAAAATCATAACGCAACGCGATACCATTATCAAGTATGCGAATATTTATATTCCCAAAACGCGTTGGGAGACTAAAATCGAATATCGATACAAGACAAAAGTTCTCAAGCAAGATGTATTAAAATACAAGTATATATACAAGGACGGCAAGCAAGAAAAGGCCAAAACAAATTGGCGTTTATTCTTTTGGGGTCTTTTGGTAGGCTTTGTTTTAAACTTTGCTTTGAGAATACTTGACAAATTATATAATCCTTTCAATAAATAGGTTTATATTTAGCGAAAAAATATAAGCTATGGATAAAATGCGACCAAGAATCACGGAGGAGGAGTTCGATATTGTCAATCAATACAGAGCAATCAAAAAAGCATCCGATGAAATTGGAATAAATGAAAAGGATGTTAAACACGGATGGCTAAAAACCAAGGCGACAAGTATCTTTTTTAAGAATCCTAATTTTAGAGATAATTCAATCGATAAATTAGAGTCAATTAAACAATCAATTCTTAATGACCTTGCAAATCATTCTCCCATTTATCCAATAATAAAAAGAGAGCGTTCAAAAGATTCTCATTTATTAGTAATTGACCCAGCAGATATCCACATCGGAAAACTTTGCGAATCTTTCGAAGTGGGAGAGGATTATAATTCACAAATTGCCGTCCAAAGAGTTCGCGAAGGTGTCCAAGGGATTCTCGACAAGTCATCCGGATTCAACATCGACAAGATTTTATTTATCGGAGGAAATGATATTCTCCACATCGACTCACCCAAAAGACAAACGACATCCGGAACTCCGCAAGATACGGATGGGATGTGGTATTCAAATTTTTTGACCGCTAAAAAATTATATGTCGAGATTCTTGAGATGCTTTTGCCGATAGCCGATATTCATTTCACTTTCAATCCATCGAATCACGATTATATGTCGGGATTTTTCTTGGCCGATGTAATCCAAACTTGGTTTAAAGATTCAAAGAATATTACTTTCGATTGTTCGATTGCACATCGCAAAGGATTTTTATATGGAAAGAATTTAATCGGAACGACACACGGAGACGGAGCGAAAATGCAAGACCTCCCATTACTAATGGCGCACGAATTTCCAAAGCAATGGAGCGAGTCTAAACATCGATATATTTACACTCATCATATTCACCATAAATCCTCGAAAGATATAATCGGAGTGAATATTGAATCGTTGCGTTCACCATCCGGAACGGATTCCTGGCATCACAGAAACGGCTATCTTTCAATCAAGGCTGTTGAGGGATTCATCCATCATAAGGAATTCGGACAAGTCGCAAGGCTTACTCATATATTTTAAGTCAAGTAAATAGCTTAAAAAACTTGACATTCTTGTCACAAATCTTGTTAGAATTTTCCATCATTAACAGCATATAACCGATTTAATGTATAAAATTTTCCACAATCTATACACGAAGTGAATAAATTTTCCAAAATATTGCTTAATGGATTAGCGAAAACTAATCAATATTGCTGTTTTCGATAGCATATTAGCCAAAACTAATTAATAATGTTACTTATAGGTAACATATTAGCTACAATTTTTAACTTATATGACACATTATAGGGAATCAACTCGCCAATTATTATATGATTTCAGGGAATAGCCTTATAAAATATGCAATCAATTAAGGTTATACCCTTATTGCATATCATAATGAGCCACAAATTACCCTAATTTTATGCTTTTCTTATTTAGAATGATTATAAATTGTACATATTTATTTTCTAAAACGCTTGATTTTATTACATTCCTTATTTAGAATGATTATAAATTAGCTAAATGTTATAAACATATGTGGAAAAAAACTACCTTTGAATATGTCAAACAAACAAAAACAAATTAAAATGAAGACAATTGAAGAGTTAAACGCTAAAATGGTATTGATTGCTCAATCAAATGGATTAACATACGAGCAATTTAGAAAATTACCGAGAAAAAGATTTATTGAAATGTGTAATATTTATAACCAAAAACAAACAAAATGAAAAAACTAATCGATTATTTTACACCGACCAACGAGGACGATGCTTACTTAGGAAAGGGAATGCTTATAATGATAGGCGGATTATTAATTATTATTTACTTAGCAAACATATGAAAGATTTAAAAGATAGACACGAGGCTTGTATCAATACGATTGATTTAATACTTGAGAGCGAAAGAACTTTAGAGGAAATGATTTGGAGCAACGCCAGGAACAACGAACAAGGATTAATTCCTTATCATTCCGAGGATGACATAAGAGCCGAAATGAGAGCAATTAAAAGATTACAAGAACGATACGATTTACTAACTGCAAAACTTTAAAAGATGAACGAGAAAGAATACGAATTTACAAATAGCACTTGCGAGGTATGGTATACCGACGAGGATGGAGGAGTTCAATTTATAGCCAATTTTGATTGGCGCTTTGGTCGATGGGATTTCGAAGGAAATATCGAGATTGAAGTTGAGCTGGTTGATTCATATCAAATCATTAACGGAATCAAGCATTATTTTTATCCATCAATTGCCGAGGTGAGAGAGATGGTTGAATACATTCAAGACCATATCTTGGAAGACCCAAACGATTTTGGCTTTGAGTCTTTTATAGATGACGAGAGAGATTTTCAAAATGACCAATTATTTTATTAAGATGGAAAATACATTCACACCAACGACATTCAGCATCAAAAGGAAAATGATGTGGTGGCGAAATCAATCCTCTCAAGAAGACAAAGGAGGAAGTTTTGACCTTGATTTATACCTTGCCTATTTAGAGGCTCAAGACGATTATTTAAATCCTAAAAAACAAGACGATGACAAACAAAATTGAACTAAGAAGAGAATTTAACAACGAGGCAATAACCCAGCAATGGCTGTTTGCCGATATGAATGGAAATTTAACTTTAAAACAATACCTAAACTTTCGAGAATGGTATATTAACCGATGTAAAGAATTATTCGCTTATAATAAGAATACTACAATGAGACACTTTGACTCTTTTTTCTTGGTATATGGATTTGATATTTTACAGCAAAAAACAAACGGAGATGAAATCATTTAAATTAACTTATTCAATAGAGGGAAATGTAATCGAGACACATTACTTTCCATCTCGAAACTTGGCTCTTTGGAAACAGCGCCAGCTGTATGGAGACGGAAACCATTACCGAGGTAATTTTAAAATAACAATCCAATGAAAGTAGGGAGCGATTTTAGTGGGGTCGGAGCATTCGACCAAGCACTTAGGAGATTAGGTATTAAATACCAAACAATTTTCGCTTGTGATATGGATAAATATGCGAGAGATACTTATGTTCATAATTACGGAGATCCAGGTTACTTTCCTATGAATGTATATGAAAGAGAGATTCCAAAAGAATCACTTGATATATATATGACCTCTCCTCCTTGTCAATCATTTTCATTGGCTGGAAAGAGATTAGGCAAAGAAGATAAAAGAGGAATCTTATTTTTCAATTCGCACGAATTTATCCAAGTAAATAATCCGAGATATTTTATCTTCGAGAATGTCAAGGGATTGCTTTCCGATGACAATGGAAAAACATTTAGCGAATGGGTAAATTTATTGGGAGGAAAATCCGTTAACGGATTGCCGATTTTATTCCCTTATGACAATTCACTTGATTATCATTTATATTGGAAAGTTTTAAATGCAAAAGATTTTGGAGTTCCTCAAAATAGAGAGCGAGTTTTCTTGATTGGAATTCGAGACGATGAGGATAATAATTTCCAATTTCCTAAAGGTGAACATTTGACTAAAAAATTGAAGGATGTTCTCGAGGATAATGTGCAAGATAAATATTTTTTAAGTGAGAAAATGTTCTCTCATTTAATAAATCACGAAAGGAGCAAAGAATTTATTAATGAAGACACTCAAAATGTCAATACAATAACATCAAATTATTCAAAACAAAGTTCGGATTTGCAATATTTAAAAGTAAATTCAGCGACTTTGAAAGGATATGAAAGCGCAACTTTTGGAGATTCAATATCTCTTTCTCATCCTGGATCTCAAACAAGACGAGGACGAGTTGGAAATCAAATTGCACAAACAATTGACTCGAGCTCAATACAAGGAGTCGTTCAAATAAACCCAAGTAAAGAGAGTGGAGGAAAACAGCCATATCAACAAAATCGGATTTATGATTCAAATGGATTGATTCCAGCGTTGATGTCAAATTTAGGAGGAGACCGAAATCATAATATTTTATATAATGATAAACGATTAAATGAAACCATACAAAAAAATGATTTACCAAACGGACAAGTCAAAGCAATCGACACCTATAATAAAAAAATACAAAATAACGCTTCGACATTGACAGAGCCTCATCATAATACGACGAGATTATGGGATGGATTTAAAATCCGTCGATTAACTCCTCGAGAATGTTTTCGATTGATGGACTTTCCCGACTCATTCACTTGGAAAGTAAGTGATTCTCAAGCGTATAAACAAGCCGGGAATTCAATCGTAGTAAATGTACTTTATAATATTTTAAAACAACTAATCAAATGACAAGAATAGACGAAATAAAAGAGATAATATTGAAAGAGAAATTGCATATTCCAAACAGACAACGAGAGAAAGTTTATCGGAGATTTTATATTGCTAATTTATTAAGACGAGAGGGATTGATGCTCAAAGAAATTGGAGATATTTTAAATAGACATCATTCATCAATCATTCATTACATTTCAAGCCATAAATATTGGACAAAAATTAAGGACGAACAATATCTTGAATATACAATTGACTTAATGGAAATGCCTCCCATTAAAAATACATTAAAGCAAGAAATATTGAAAGTAAAAACGATTAGACAATTGAATGAACTAAAAAATAAAATTGACGAGTTTGTTTATTGATTAAAATTGTTTATATTTGGCCTTTCATAGTGTTTAAAGGTTGAAGAGCCTCTCGTAATTGGGAGGCTTTTTTTATGCCGTGACGATCCAGGGCAAAGCGTGACGATAAAAAAAACATCGTCACGGCCTTAAAGTCAATAGGAGTAAAGGTATAAGGTAAAAGCGTGACGATGACGATAATTTTTTACTCGCATTCTATGGAAAAATATAAGAATGTGTTTTTTTTTGAATTTTTTTTTATTTTTATCGTCACATCGTCACGCTATCTCGGAAAGTTAATCCAGCATTGATTTATAGCCGTGACGATAAATTTAAACATCGTCACGCATCGTCACGCTTTTAATTTATTTTTATTCAAATGTTTTATGAATGAAATTTAATACTATATTTGTCAATATATGATGCAGTATAAATAAAATTTTGAGCCATTGGCCGAGTACCGACTGCATCCGGGAAAGGCTAATGGCTTTTTTTAACCTATGAAAAGAATGTCAATACCTAAATTATCAGTTTTTAAAAGTCTCTTTAATTCAAAAGATACTCCATACACGATGACGATTATCGATGTATATGAAAGAATTAAAAATGGCTATTCCGAACTTAATACAAAGATTCTTTCTTTGCGTCAAATGGATGAGTCAAGCGAAGAGCATCGACAATTAAAGAACTCTCTTTTGGCGATTATGTTTAATGGAATATTTTCCGAAAGAAACGACAATGGACTTGTTGAGCATTCCGGACTTTGCGTTCTTGATTTCGACGATTATCCGGATGCCGTGACAATGGCCAATGAAAGGCAAAAATTAATTGAATGCCCGTTTGTTATGCTTGTATTCACCTCTCCCGGAGGAAAGGGATTAAAGGTGGTAATAAGAATTCCAAAGAGTACGAAGTCGGAGCATAAAAGAAGATTCCAAGCATTTGAAAAGTACCTACAAAGTGATTACTTTGATAAGTCGTCTTGTAATGTTTCGAGAGTTTGTTTTGAGTCTTTTGATCCAGATGCTTATTTGAATGAATTTTGTGATGAATTCCAAGGAATAGAACAAGAAAAGGGATTTGAATTTCACGAAAAAACTCCGACTTGTATTTTAAACGACGAGGACAAGATAATAGATAGGATAATGAAGTTCGATTTTGGATGTAATTTTATCGAAGGGAGCCGAAATCAATATATTTTTAAAGTATCGGCTTGCTTTTGTGAGTATTCAATTTCAAAGGATACAGCCGAATATTATTTGAGTCGATTTGTCTCTAAAGATTTCACTCAATCGGAGATGGTTACGACAATAAAAAGCGCTTATAAGAAGGCGACCGCTGGAATCAAATATTTTGAAGACAACGAGCTCGTTTCAAAGGTCAAATTAAAATTAAAACAAGGAGTCAATCCGAGAGATATCAAGAAACAATTAAATGTTGAGGACGATATTATTGACGACATAAAAATTGAAGTTGATTCAAGTGAGGATATATTTTGGACGATTGAACAAAAGAAAAACGGAGGAGAAAACATCTCAATTGAGCCGTTAAAATATGCCGAGTTTTTAGTCAAGCACGGTTTTAATAAGTATTATCCGGAGCAAGCCGAAAGGCCTACATTTGTCCGAGTTCGGGAAAACAAAGTTCGCTTGTCATCGGCCGAACAAATCAAGGATTTTGTTTTGCAATATCTTATTAGCCGAGGAGAAATATCCGTTTGGAATTATTGCTCAAAATCTCCTTATCTTTTCAATGAGAATCATTTGAATATGATTGACTCAATCAATTTAAAGATGTTGCAAGATACAAAGGACACCGCTTATCTCCCATTTAAGGAGGTTGTCGTTAAGGTATCAAAGAATGAAATTGATTTATTAAAATATATTGATGTTGATGGATATATTTGGGAGAATCAAATCATAAACCGAGACTTTGTTCGCCTTGATTCATTTGAGAATGATTTTCAAGACCTGGTGTCAAAAGTATCGGCCGAGAATCCCGAACGAATTACAGCGCTTGAATCAACTCTCGGATATCTTATCCATACCTTTAAAGATAAGACCGACCAAAAGGCCATCATATTCAATGACCAAGAAATAAACGACAATGCGAATGGAGGCTCGGGAAAGTCTTTGATGCTTACCGCTATCGGTAACCTTAGAAGAGTCGTTAAAATTGACGGGAAAGGCTTTAAATTAGGAGGCGACTTTGTTTATCAAAGAGTAAATTTAGATTCTCAAGTATTGGCTTTTGACGATGTTAAAAAGAACTTTGATTTTGAGCAACTATTTTCTATTGTTTCGGAAGGGATTGCAGTAAATCGAAAGAATAAGGATGAGATATTTATACCATTTGAACGCTCTCCAAAGATTATAATAACGACGAATTATGTAATCTCCGGCTCTGGATCAAGTCACGACCGACGACGACACGAATTAGAGTTTTTTCAATACTTTAATGCAAAGCGTTCTCCGTTGGATATTTATGGACGATTACTTTTCGACCAATGGGATTCAAACGATTGGAATAAATTCGATAATTATATGATTTCGAACTTGCAAATGTTCTTGCAATTTGGCTTGACGAAAGCGGTGTCAATTAATGCCGATGCGAAGAGATTTATCCAAGCGACAAGCAAAGATTTTTTCGACTTTATTCAAGATGGGAATATTCCGGTAAATGTTCGGCATTATAATAATGCAATGATGCAACTTTTCCAAAGTGAAACAAATGGCTGGAAAGATTTGGAATCTCGTCGCTTTATTAAATGGCTCGGAGAGTTTGCAAAGTTTAAAGGTTATGAATTAATAAAAGACCGAAATCACGGAGGCCGATTCTTTGAATTGGTTGACAATAATAAACCTAAAATCGAGGGAGATATTTGGGATGAACTTAACGAAAAATCAATATAATGAAAGGAACAAAAATTCTTGATTCAATGATGAGTCAAATGACGGATGAAATGAAAGATTATCAATTTTTAGTGTCGATTGATATTCATAAAAAACTTTGCGATGAATTAAAGCGCTATGTCATAACATATAAAAAGATTAGAGTAATCAATCACAAATCACTTGCAACCGACACGGCCAAACTATTAAGTAAAAGAGATATGAAAGCAAGTCTTGAGTATCTTAAAATGCTCGGAGAGACACCTCAATTTAATTGATATGAACACTCAAAATAAAAAACGCCT